ACCGCCATGTGGTTTTTAACCAATTCCTCACAAAGCCATTTATCATAACGTTTGAAGTCGCCCATATAACGACCGTATTTACCGCCTTTGTCTTTGTAGGTTTTTAAAGTTACCACCGTGCCCACAGGCATAAAGTCTTCTACGAACTTCTTGGCCATGAGTCCGTATTTCTTCTCCTCTTTATCTCTTGTCCTCGATTCAGGTGCATCAATTCCATAGAGACGAATACGACCACGCTTACCGCCCACGTAAGTATCAAAGCCAAGATCCACCAAAACATCAACGGTGTCCCCGTCTACGATTTTGACGACGGTCGCGGAATATTCATACATAAGTGCCAGCTTTTATAATATCTGTTAGTTCTAAGGCTCTGTTGCCAACCTGACGAGCCCAACGAGAATCCATAAATTCCACTGCGGCGGTGTCGTAATCTTCCGTATTCATAGCCGCTATAGCGTTCTTGAAGCCTCGAAAACGAGTAGCGCCAAGATTGAAGAAGATGTTCAAGATAGCGTCTCTACGAGGCCCCTCCAGGGTTCTGAACCAAACATATTCAGCACTAAGCTCGGCCTCACATCGGTCTAAATCATTTTTCAATAAAAAATCGACCTCTTCATCGGATAAACCGATACCGCCATCCTCATCCACATTGCGACCAATACCTATTGTCCATTTTCCGTCTGGACACTGATAAGCCACGTGGCGGCCATCCTCAGACCTAACCTCACCCTCATGGCGTTTGAGCATATCTATTAATTCACTCATTAGTTTTTACCGTTGGAACCGCCATAGAAAAAGGCGGCTGCTGTGCCCAATATCCCAGATAGCTGCCCCAAAACTAGGCTAATAATGGTTTCATCATTCTGGTCATGTGGCATCAAAGTAACGATCACGACAAATCCGCCATAAAGCAAAAGAGTAAGTATTGAAAATACCTTGGGGGTCCAATCCGTGGAGAACTTAGTCCGAGCGTCCTTTCTATCCTCTACCTCAGTCTTAAAGGACTCCAGGTTAATTTCCATCTCCCTTATCTTGCTTTTAAACTCGGAATCAGCCTGCTTTACCAGCACGGCCTTTTCTGGCTCTCTCTCGATAAGGTCTTCAATTTCATTGGCCGTAGCAGAGTCTGGTAGCCCAAGCTTCTTGGCCGCCATTTTGACAGCCATTCCAGCCATGGGACCGCCAGCAGCACTGGCTATTGTGGGAGCAAGGGATTTAAGTAACCCGCCTAGCTTCATTCGGTGTCGTTTTCTTCAGCAACTATGTCGTCTATAGTATCGCATACATCTGGGACAACTACACCTGTTGTGGCAGATAAAGCACCGCGTCCAACAGCTCGGATGCCTTTGTAAAATTGGGAACAATATAACTCTTTATTATCAATGACTTGCTGAACTGAAGTACAACTGGTCAACAAAACAAACACCGACAATATCGCATATTTCATTAAAAAACTCCTTGGAAACGTTGGGGTTTAATCACAATCGGGCTATACCCTTTTAAAGCAACACCGCCCTTTTTCATCTTTTTTGGCTTTGGCTTGCCCGCTTTATTCAAAGCGATAGCCACCGCCTGCTTCTGAGGGTAACCCTCGTCTTTAAGCTTGCTGATGTTAGAGCTGATGGTCTTCTGACTAGACCCACGCATCAAAGGCATATTGTCACCTACGCATTGGTAAATTCTGCACCACGCAGAGCAGCGCCCATACCACGGCGTTTACCCTTAGTGACTTTTGCTTTAGCTGTGTTTGGGGTCTTTTCCTCTTTTAAAGTTGCATATGGTATGCGACCTTGGTCCTTGATGTCAGCATAATTCGTAGCCTTTGGTGGCTCTTTTATCGGCCCACCCATAATTTTTACAACACTCATCTTAACCTCCTCTACGGTTTTGAAGTCTGAGTAATTCTCTTCTTGCCTGCGCGTCTAATCTAGCCGCCGTTTGAGCCTCCTGACTAGCCAGCCTTTCATCAAACTGGCGGGCCCTTTCTTGTATCTTTTGTTCTTCCAGCCCAAGCTTGGCTTGATCCAGCGCGGCATCGTTTTGTTCTGCCTGCGCTTTAATCTGTAACTCTTGTTGCTTCAGGGCAACTAACGGATCGGGGCCTTGTTGCTCTTTCGGATTAGCCTGACCGGCAATGCCTATACTAAGCTGTCTTAAATTTTGCAGCTCCTGCGCGATAATTTGAGCAACGGCACTTTCTATCTCCAACATCTGGTCATCCGTCGGAGACTGTTGACCATTGGCTTGTAAGAACTGAACCATAGCGATCTCTTCGGATTTCAGTTGTACATGCTCTGTCACGTGTTTCTGAAGAGCGGTAAGAACTACTACGTTTTGTGCCGCTATGGGCGACGCGCTAAATAAAAGGTGAGCCATTATATGGGCATCATGGTTTTGACCATAAAACGCTTTCAACGGAACATTGTTCAAGACATCGATGTTTTCCTGCGCCGGGTCTTTCGGCATGGGCTCATTGGAGCTATCGACATTTAGAATCTTGTCGATGTCCTTAACGCCCAGGGCATCATACATGCGGCGGAAAGCCTCATGCATGTTGTGTATCTGCGGAGCTTGAGTTGCAAGCTGCAACTGAGATTGAGCCAACGCAATCCGCTGGGCCTGAGAAAAAACGTTTGGATTAGAAACAGGAATTACATCTACACGGTCATCAAAGTCTGACGCCATGACCGCCTGATCGCCACCCTCGATAGAGAATGGGTACTCTTGCGGTAAGGACTCATGCATGACACGAGCCATAAGCTTGAATTCCAGTCTCATTGCGTAATGCAAGCGTTTATGCACCGCGCTCATGATGCGACTGCCCTGTTCCAGGAGAGCGACTGTGGTGCCCACAGCGGCCTGTTGGTTACCCTCCCCTACCTTCATGTCAGTTATGGTGGCAAAACGCCTTCCAGCGTCTACTACGAAGCCTAATAGCTGAAAAAGGGTGGTATCGGGGCCTTTGAAGGGCAGCGGCAGCAAACTCTCTCGAATCGCGCCACCAGGGGCGTCTACGTCCCTAAATTCACCCGGTTGCAGGGGTTCACTGTCCTCTGCTATGCGTAAACCACGCGCTTTGAAGCCCGCAGGGAGGTTTGACAGGGTCCCAGCATCGATTAGCTGCCTCAAAGCTGCTGTAGCGGTCCTGGAAAGGCCCCCAATGGTATGAATCAGACCCAAACCATAAAAACCAAGCCCAGGAAGGAATTTGTAATGTACAAAATATTGAATTTTTGACTTAGTTTCGTCGTCTTCGGCGTAATTTCGTCGAATTGACAGAACTTGGCCGGTATCTTCGGCTATCGTAACGATATAAGGAAGTTTTATGCCTGTTTCTTCGCCATTTTCGTCTCTATCTTCGAAACCTGGCAGGTCTAATTCAGCATGAAACTCAAAAATAGTGGTGTCGTAGTCAATATTTCCGGGCTGTTGGCCCTGAATCTTGTCCATTTCCTCAGAAATGTCGCTCTGATCCGGTTGTGTAGCCGAAACAGGGACGTCTCTGTAAAAACCAGAGATTTGAAGCTTTCGAAGCTGGTTCAAAGGCATCGAAATCACGTTAGTTATGCAGGGACAGGTCTCCAGACTGCTGGTGTTGTACGGAACCACCAGGTTTTCGGCTGGAACAAAGTTGCTAACCACCCTATCCAGTGCTGCATCGAAGTAAACTTTCTTAAATGTTGACCCCGCCAGTGGCAAATAGAACAACATTTGATCAAACTCAGGCGTGTACTCCTCCATCACGTTGGTGATGTAGTAGTTCATGAACTCTTTGACACGTCTAGCCTGAGCTTCTTTGTCTCGGGTGATGCTTCCAACCACAGAAGTCCTGACAGGCCCTGACGGCGGTAGCATTTCATTGAAAGCTTGAGCCTGGAACTGGGTCGCAGCCTCGGCCAAAAGCGGGTGAGTGACGCCAGTAGCGCCCCTGAAGGGCTCAGATCGCTCTTCATAGTTGAAACCCAGCATCTCCAACCCTTTGGAGTAGCCGTCTTCCCAATCCTGACGAGAGGATTTGTTGGAGTCATATTCACTTAACAGATCATTGGCCACAGCGCCAAGCTGGCCCATGTCCATCTCGTCCGCCAGATTCCGATTGAAGTCGCTTTCATCCACAGAATTAGCGCCAGGGTCAAAGTCAACTATGACACCACCGTCCTCAGTCTGCTCGATTTCTATGTCCAGGCCCTCTCTGGGTGCATTATTAAACGCACCCGGCAAAGCTATCTCCACCTGCTCTTCAACGGTGATCTCTACCGGTGCATCGCCCGTGAGCCTTTCCACCATTGGTGTTACGCCTTCAGTGCCGTTAGCCATTAACTATTCCTCCCGGTCATACGGGTCACCGCGTTTATTCACCCTAGTTATATTGGGGCTCTCTTCTATGATCTGACCTCTGGTGCGACCAGTGTTTTCTTGATTTTTTATTCTCTGTAATATTCGAGCCATCGTTTCTTCTATGTTTTTATCTATATTTTTAGAATCGCTTCTACTAAGCTGATCAAACCCAAGGTCTCTGCCTAGCTGCGGGTCCATGTTCATGACCCTTCTTCGTAATTTAGCGACATCTGTCATGTCGTCAAGGGAGCGATCTTGTGTCGTATAAGGAAGCTCTGTATTTGCAAAAATGTCTTCAAACCTATTTTGAACATTACGAGCTTCAACCTCAACGGGTAGTCCGCGATATTCCTCCTCAGTCAAAGCTTCTGCCGGGAAACTTTCTCGCTTTAAGTAACCCTCTATATCTTGCACAGCGTGTTGCACTTCATGCAAAACGGTTGAAGTTAAGGGGACTTGACCAAATTCTATTTCATTAGGATTTAATCTAATTATTTTGCTCGCAGAAGCGTATGAGCCTTTCGTACCGGGTTCTGATTCCAAAGTCACTCTTACTTCTTTGAGTTGGGGGTAGTTCTCATACAACTCTGGAAAATCTAAAATCTTTGGTAAAGGGATGGGTATTGAATCTGGTCCCATAAACTGGAACATAGATATTAAAGCATCTTGGTCAACTTTTGCGTCTCTGGTGTCTATCTCAAATTGACGTTTTCCGTCAGGAGCTAAAAAAGCCCCTGTTTCAAGGAAAAGGTCCTCTTCTAATTGCCTCGCACGATCTGAAGCACTTCTGCCGCCCATCTCCCCATAATCGTATTCGCGCTCTATCTGATTTAATCTAACATCCGTTAGCTTAAAATCGGCATTTCTGGCCATAGGTCCTGCAATGATAGATTTTAAAGCAAAACCCGTTGGTAAAGGGTTCAACATGTCCGTGGTGCTTAAAGATGCCAAGGAACGTGTTTTTGCGGCAGCGAGATTGTCTCCTCGTGCCTCCAAATCGTCGGCCTCCTCGTATAAACGGTTGGCCTCCATGCCTGCCCTTACATTAGAAACCACCGGTAAAATATCTAAAGCAAAACCTACGGGGTCCTCTACGGCACTCGCCGCCATAGCTTTACCAAGACCCAATGCATCGCTGGCGACCTCTGTTGGAGAAACCAAGCTAGGCTGGCCTCTTTCGTCAGGTCTAACAAAATAATTAGCCACAAAACCTGGGATGTCTGCAAAACCCTGACCCACGTCTTGGAGTCTATCCATTACGGAATCTAAAGTTTTTTTTTCGGTCAAACTGGAATCAAAAGGTATTTCTGCACGTTGCATGTCAGAAAGTGCCGCAGCAGATGGCGCTCTATCATCCCTGATATACAGGGGGTCCGTGGGCGAAAGAGGACGTCTCGCTTCACCACCATTCTGAAAAGAGGGCAACGCACCAGCCTTGTTGAGTAGCATCCGAGTGACCGCGTCCTCTCGACGCTTCATCAACGAACCGATGCCATCAGAAGACTCAGCCACACCTCCGGCTGCAAACAGGCGCATGCCCGCGTCCTCTTCTGTATCCCTTGGCTTTGTAGGGTCAAAGCGTGGCGTTTCTAAAATGCTTTCTGGTCGAACAGGGAAGTTTCGGGAGGCATCGGGGATGTTTATCCCAAACTGTGTCTCAAAAGGCGTAATCGAATCTTGAGAAAAATCTTGTGGGCCCACTCCAAATCGCTGCGCGTAATCTTCCACACGGGCCATAGTCTCTGGGCGCTGATCCAAGCCTTGAGAAGGTCTGAAACCAAGGACATCCAAAGAGGACGCTATGTCCCCGGCCCTGCGGTCCGCTAAGAAGGGCTCAGTAGTAGGGGCCGGTAAAATCGAATAAGGATCATAATCGGGAGTATCAAACTCGACCAGGACGTCATCGCGTGTAACAAACCCTGGGTCCGCCGGGACACCTCCCACAGGCACCGGTAAGGGTGGTTGAGCCACAGGATCGGGATCGGGATCAGGGTCGGGGTCGTCATCTTTCGGTAACAGAGTGCCACCTATGAGACCCGGTATAAGATTTACATCAAGTCCGTCATTTTCCGCTGAATCGGTCTCACCGTTTAAATCATCGTTGCCGCCACCACCAATTATCGTATCGTTACCGCCACCACCTACAAGGGTATCGTTACCTCCACCACCATTTATTGTGTCATTACCGCCACCACCTGGGAGAGTATCGTTACCTCCACCACCCGTTAAAGTATCGTTACCGGCTCCTCCCGTAAGAGTGTCATTGCCAGCAGCACCCGTTAGAGTGTCCTGGTTCTTTACAAATTCTTCTACGTCTTTAACTGGAACGTCGTAAATCTTGGCAATTTCTTGGGCGGTGTACACACCAGCGTTTATAGCGCCTATGACTTTAAGTATGTCATCAAGCGTATAATCGCCATCTGCCTCCGGTAGGTCGTCCTTTTTGGGTTCTTCGCCCTCTCCGCTACCCGCCACGGCCTCTACCGATACGGACCCGTCTTGCTGCGTAACCAGCTTATACGTGCCACCGTCTACGACGTTGATGGGTTCTCCATCAGCGCCTAGTGAACTCACCCCCTCATAGCGGTAGAAGACTCCGTCAATTTCAAAGCCGCCCGCAGCGGCGTCATACACGCCTTCAAAAGAAGCGGGAGTGAATGTTTCGCCCTCTCCAGTGCCGTTTGCTGCACTAGGATTCAGGGCATCAAAAGCCAATTTATTATTAATGATGTTGTTTATGGTCTCCTGCGGCAACCCATTAGCAGTCGCATCGCTGACCAACTCACTCAGAGATTTGTTAATAATGTCTTGAGGGGAAGGGATATTGGGGTCAAAGGTGGGCCGTGGAGGTTGACCCAGACCGGCTGCGGCAGCCAAAGTGTTGGCATAATCGTCAGCAAAGGCCCGACCCATGACCTCGTTGAACAGTTGCTCGCCTTTAGATGCACCAAATGGCCCAGTGACCTGGTTTGGGTCGGTCAAAAGGTCTGAAACGTAATCAGCGTCTTTCCCTAAAAAATGATCTGGCATTATCTTTACCCGTAGTATCGAAAGGACCGTGAGCCGTGATCCTCGTCCTCCCAATCATCTGTCGGGAGCTGCACAAAGTTACCCTGACGATAACGCATCAACGCCTGCGTGGTGCTATCCACCAGGTCGTCATGCTCACCATTAGGAAACGCCGCACACTCTTCGATCAACTCATGTGCCCACTGGGTATCGGGGGCCCAAACCATTCCCGCTTCTAACAACGGGGCGATAGCATGCACTCTCGTGACCTTATCATTGCCCCGAGACGGGGTAAAGTTTACCACAGGAATTCCCATATTACGCAGCTCGTGCGTCAGCGGCATACCCGTGGCCTTCGCCTCAATAATCACCGTCTCCGGGTCCCAGTATTTCCACTGGTCATACGCTATAGTTTTTAGCTCGGGGAAGTCCCAACGGCCCTTCTGGCTGTCCAGGAGGATTAAATTGGGCTGAGAGCCCTCATCTGGATAAAAAACGCCCCATGTCGTAATCGCGCTGTAGTCCGCTGTCTCGCGCTTAGAGAAGGCCGTGTCATAGCTCTGTATTACAAAAGAAAGCTTCGGAATCTTCTCAGCCTCCCACACGTTCCACCACTCGCGCTTGAGAATGCTGTTGTCGTCACCCGTGGGCTGCTGCTGGTACTGCGCGTTCCATTTACTCGGCGGAATCGACGCCTTGACAGAAATCAAGTCCTCCATCGACCAGTATTCAGGCCAAACCGGGTTGCCAGAGGGTAATTCCATAGGAAATTCAACGACTTCCCACTGGTCAGCGTTCTCGTCTCTGGCCATCTGACGCATCAACTGCCCCGTCAAATCCTTCTCGGACCAACGGGTCATGACCAGAACTATCGATCCTCCGGGCTGTAAACGCTGTCTGGGACCACCTGTGTACCAGTCCCAGGCGTCGTCAAACCCAGCATTCGACATAGCGGTCTGCTCAGAATGGGGATCGTCGATAATACATAAATCAGCACCCCGACCGGCAAGATTACTGCCAACGCCAACAGCATAGTACATACCGCCGCGAGCAGTATCCCACCTTCCACTAGCTTTCGAATCAGCAGCCAGCTTTGCTTCAGGAAATATGTCAAGATAATCCTCCCGCTCCAGCAAGTTCTTCACCTTGCGACCAAAACCTACCGCAAGCTCCGTGGTGTGCGTGGCCTGAATAATCTTCATCGCAGGGTTTTTACCCACCATCCAGGCAGGAAACAGGAAACTTGCAAACTCACTCTTGGTATGACGCGGCGGCATATTGACTATCAGCCGCTTCAACTCGCCTCGCGCCACCCGTTCAAGCTTCTCAGAGATAATCCGATGATGCTCACCGGCAATAAACTCCGGCCAGACCGCCTTCACAAAGTCCAG